GGATAGTCTCTCAGAATATTGACTCTCCGACAAACCCGGTACGGTTCAGAATGAAACATATCAGTCCATTGGTGTTGAGTACGTAAAGTTCATTGCAACACTGGATAGCCGTACTTCTAAAATCTGTATGGGTTATTCAGACAGGGTTTACAAGAAGGATGAGCCTCATCCTGTGCCACCACTTCACCCCAACTGTAGATCGATCCTAATTCCGGTTTCAGATGATTCAGGAAAGACCATCGGTATGCGTCCATTCAACAATAAAGTGAATGGTGAAGGCGAAATCGGTGTAGTGGATTCAAATACAACTTTCAAAGGTTGGTTTGACAAGCAAGATGCAGCTTTTCAGAAGTCTTGGCTTGGTCCATCACGATATAAATTATTCAAAGAGGGCAAGTATCCTCTAGATAAGTTTGTAGATCCGCTAACAGGTCAGCCATTCACACTTGCTGAACTCAAAAAGCTTGATGAAGAAATGTTTAAGAGGTTGGGATTATGAGGAAGATACGATTAGAAGGTGGTTATGTGAAACTTCCTTACCCAATCACTATGGGTTTGGATAGCCGTGATTGTATTTATTCAAATATGACACCTGAAATAGCAAAAGCTTTAGGCTTTAACCGAACTTCGGAATTAGAAAAAATGAATACTCCAAAACAAATTAATGTTGTGATCAGCACAAAAGTATCAGATGACAGAAGCGTAAAGCAGAAAGTCGATGAAGCTTTGGCAAGTCTATACAGCATCACTTATGACGAATTGACGGATGATATCTGGCAAGCAATCAAGTTGCTTCAGAAATCCCAAAAGTAAATTAAATCCTATTCAAACCTTAGCAGCTTCGGCTGCTTTTTTATTGCCCGCAGTTTGTGACTGCAAAACCGCTCAGGGAGCAAAACATGAAATACAAACTCGATAGCCTAGAGGGCTTATCTGATGAAATGAAAGCGCTTTACGAAGAAAAAGATGGCGCATTTTATTTAAAAGTTGAAGGTCTGCCGCAGCAAGATAATTCAGAACTGGATGGGCTGAAACGGAAAGTTGAAGAGCTTCTTGGTGAAAAGAAATCTGCTCAACAAAAACAACGTGAAGCTGAAGAAAAAGCTCAACGTGAAGCCGAAGAAGCAGCCCGTAAAAAAGGTGACGTTGCTGCAATTGAAGCATCTTGGAAGGCCAAACTTGAACAAGCAGAAGCAAAACATGCTGAAGCAACCAAAGCATTGCAAGACCAAGTCTACAAATTAACTGTCGGGCAAACAGCTCAAGCATTAGCAAGTGAGCTTTCAATCAAAGGCTCGGAGGCAGTTTTGCTTCCACATATTACAAATCGTCTTCAAGTTGAAACTGATGAAAACGGTGAGGTCAAAGTACGTGTACTAGATTCGCAGGGCAAACCTAGTGCTTTAAGTATTGATGACCTCAAAAAAGAGTTCCGCGGCAATGTGGCATTCAAGCCATTAATTGTTGCTTCAAATGCGTCAGGAAGTGGGGCTTCTGGCGGTGGTTCGGGTGGTGGAGCTGCCAAGAAACCAAGTGAAATGACCACGCAAGAGCGCTTGGAATTCCAAAAGAATGACCCTCAAGGGTTCCAAGCAGCAGTAGCGAATGGTGACTTTAATAATTAATTATTGGGAGTAACTCCATGCCTTCTTTAGTAGAAGTATTTAACCGTGACGTAGTTTTATCTTATCTACGTCCAAATCCTGTGGCAGTTTCGCCACTCGTGCAGTCAGGTGCATTCGTATCTGATGAATCTTTACGTCCTTTGCTTACAAGTGGTTCATCAACATTCGTCGTTCCATACATTAACGGTGTGGATGGTAATGTTGAACAGAACTATGGCAACACCATTTTGACTGATATCGCAATGCCTCGCACGATTGATGCAGGTGAAATGCAAGGCCGCGTTGCTTATATGAACGAAGGCTTTCTTGAGTCTGTTCTTGGGCAGTATTTATCGAAGGTCAATTCACTTGAGCTTATTGGTGGGATGCTGAATAAGTATTGGCAACAAGCTGCGGAAAACCGTGCTTTAGCTACCGTTATTGGTCTACGTAATTATGACCAAGCAAATGGCAAACGATTCACTACTGATATCTCAGCATCAACAGCTACAGATGCGTCACGCTGGTCAGTAGATGCCTACATTGATGCAGAAAGTACAATGAATGCTTCATTGCGTGGACGTGGTGTGATGTTCGTGCATTCACGTATTGCTGCGAAGATGCGTAAACAGCAATTACTTGAACAAGTGACCACAAGTGATAACTTGCCACCAATCACCGTTTACAACGGGCGCGCAGTCATTGAAACAGATACCAATACGCAAATTGGCACAGGCGCAAACGCTAAGTTCATCACGATTCTTGCAGGTCCACGCGCATTTGCATATGACTCTGTTCCCGGTCCAAAAGATTTGAAGGTTGAAGAAACACAATCAACTGGTAACGGTGCTGGTCATGAAATCCTTTGGACGCGTCGCAACATGTTGATCCATCCGCAAGGTTTTAGCTTCATTGCACCTAAAGACACTTTAACTGGTGGTACAGAGCGTGAGTCTTTAAGCGCTTCTTGGGCTGATTTACAGAAGGCAGCTAACTGGGAACTTGTAACCAAACCAGAAGACACCTCAATCCGCTTCCTAATTACTAACCTTTAAGGAGAGCAGCCATGGCTGAGAAGCAACCAGACTACAAATACCAATACCCAACAGACCGCCGATATGCTGATGATGCAACTGACACATTAGCTGCTGGCACCATGTTTGACCCTGCCAAAACAGCGGGTGACTATGGCATTAAGGACCCAGAAGTAGCAGTTCCTGTGCCAGAAGCTCCAGCTAATGGCGGTTAAGTGAAGCAGGGCGGCTTTCGGGCCGTCCTTCTTAATTAGATTTTTAGGATTAAGCTATGAATTATGTAACAGTCGAAAGTGTGACTCAAAAGCTAGGGCCTGACTGGTGGGGAGCTGGTGATCCGGTTATTGCAGTAATGCAGGCTAATGCGTGGCTTAATGCTAGAAATTTACCAGACTATCCAGAAGGTGAAGTGCCAGATGCGATTCTTACGGCTGGCGCTTACTTAGCAAAACTGGCAGCAGCAGGGCAACTCTACACAACTAAAGAAGGTGTAGTAGCATCTAAAACGGTATCTGCACAGTCTGGAACATCTGTAAGCAAGACCTATGTAGCTGGCAAAGAAGAGTCAGTAAGTGGCGATATGCAATTTATCCTTGATCTGCTTGAGCCATTCTTTAGCGAGAAGTATCACATCAACACATATGTCATTACGGAGTAAGTCATGGGAATGCGTGATGAGATTCAGCAAGAGCTTGGTGCTGCATTTGATGCTGAAGATGAGCTGGCAGACGCAGTAGCTACCTTCACATGTACCCGGAAAAAATTAGTTAGCTCCAATCCCGCTACAGGTGAAGATACTTACACAGAATATGTATATAGCGGTCGTGGTGTCTTATTTGGGAGTTGGTCAAAAGATTTGGTCAAGCCTATAGATTACCGCGCCACAGACTCTAAAGCCGTGCTACTGCAAAATGAAGTGAAGGATGCGGCAGGAACTTTAGTGGAGCCAGATGTTAATGATATTTGGGTGATTGAAGGTGGTAATTATCGGGTTGTGAGCTATGGAAAAGATGCGGCAGATGCGACATGGGTTGCACAATTGAGGAAAGTCTAATGATTAACTTAGATGATGGAAACTTGATTAGTCAGGCTATTAATCAAGATGGTGTTTATCATGTTGAAGTCCGCAAATCCACTAATGGGCCAAAGAAAGTTTTGCTCGATGGAGAAGAATGCAAGTATGTGATCTTTGCTGATACTAACAAGGGCTATCTTATTCGACATAAGACAACCATTGACGGTCGAGCTGTTACAGTAGGGAATGAACCAGTATTTGAAATACTGTTTGGCAAAGTTGAGGTGACTTTTAATGGGCTGGACAAGCAAACCGAGTGACTTCACTAAAATTATTGAAGCCGATCTAACCAAAAAGCAAAAAGATATTGTGATTGATGCATTACAAGGTGTTGTTCTCCAAAGTCCAGTTGATACAGGGGCATTTAGGGCATCACACAGAGTCAGCATAAACCAGACTGACCAATCATTTAATGAAGCAGAGAAAGATAAAGGCGGTGGCTCAACCATTAGCAAAGGCACAAGCGCTTTATCTCGTCTAGTTCCTTATTCGGTTGTATACATCCAAACGAATGCGCCTTATGCAACTAAGATCGAGTATGGCGACTTTACAGACAAGCCTGAAACACCAAAGACAACAGGCGGCTACTCAAGACAAGCTCCTCAAGGTGTCTACGGCTTAACCTTTAACTATATTGCTCAAAAATACGGTGGTTAAAATGGCAATGACTTTAGATCAAGCACGACAAGCCATTATCACTAGAGCAATGGCCTTTACTGGAATTGAGCAAAATCGTATTCAATACCCTAATGGCCCATTGATTAGTATTCCTGTAGATGGACTTTGGTGTGACTTAAATATTCTATGGGGCAGTTCTATCATTGCTGGTGTAGGTGATACTCCTTGCACCAGAAGAACAGGGGTTATTTCAATTAATTGCCTTGCAAGACCTCAAACTAATGAGGCTGATATAACAAAACTTGCAGATGCTTGGTTAGCTCATTTCGAATATTACACAACTGGCCAACTAGAGATACTCCAAGGTCAAGTACAAAACCTCGGCAATAACGGGGACTTCATTCAGTACAACATTTCAATAAATTATCGCGTCAATTAACGAATTTAACTTTTAAACGAACCTGTCCTTAGCGGCAGGTTTTTTATGCCTGAAATTCAGGCGAACACTGGCTAGGCTGATCCCCGAAAAGCACGCTTTTCATGTTCAGTGTGCCTGCCAGTTCTTTTCTTTGAACATGAGCAAGTAAGAGGAAATCTTATGAACATGATGACAACATTGAATTTACGAGCATTGGTAACCAATGATAATGGCGAGCCAAGAACAACAAGTTATGCAGTTGCTCAAGCATTTGGAAAGAGACATTCAGACGTTCTCCGCTCCATCAAAAATATGAAGTGCTCTACGAAGTTTCGTGAGCGCAATTTTGCGTTTACCTTAGAAAACAAGAAGATAGGTAACACAAATCGACAAACAGGGTTTTTCCAGATGACTGAGCGAGGCTTCATGTTCCTTGTGATGGGATTCAACGGTGAAAAAGCAGATGCCATTAAAGAGCAATTTATTGATGCCTTTGAGTGGATGGCTAATCAACTCAGCCAAGTTTTCCAATCAAAATGGGCTAGATACAACTCTCTAACTAATTATCATCAAGGTAGAAAGGCACAGATAAGTAATTGTGCAAGCGCTATGGGGCAGTGGAGATGGGAAAAGGAGCCGCTAGAGTCTGAAATTAAGGAATTGGAGTATCAACTCCAACCACAGCTTGACTTTAAGGATGCCAAATAATGGAAATCGCATACATTGTTGCTGAATGCCGTCCATCCACGGACGAAGATAATTATGCCGATATTAATATTGGTGATGATAGCTACATTTTTTGCTCAATTGAGCCTGTTATGGATACGGGTAATTGGCAGAAAAACATTCAGGCTGCAATTCTAATTGGTATCGATATTGAGCGAACTAGGCCAGAACACAAACATATAACCCTTCATGCAGAAAGCATTTTGAAACTTTGCAAGGGTATTCAAGGTAAGCCCATAAATGCCTGAGAACACAACCAAACAACGCCCTCAATTCGAGGGCTTTTTAATGCCCGAAAATTAAGGAGAACTTAGATGAGTTCTGGTGCACGTATTAAATTATATTATGCTGAAGAGCAAACCCCCGAAGTATTGCCAACTACACCAGTTTGGAAAACTGTTCGTCGTGTGACTGATGGCTTAACTGAAAACGTCACTACTGAAGCATCAAGCAGCGTTGCAGATACTCGCTTCCGTCAAGGTGGCATAGCTACTGAAGCAGAAATCACAGGTTCTTTAGAAGTTGAATTATCTATTGGCTTGTTTGATGACTTCTGGTCAGCAGTTGCAATGAATAACTGGGCCAGTGATGTTCTTAACTTTGGCGGTAATGTGCGAAAGACATTTACCTTCGTCAAAGTTTTTGAAGATATTAACCAGGTATTTATTTACCGTGGTGTACGCATAAATGAAGCTACGATGTCGATTGCCACTACTGGAAAAATCACAGCGACATTTGGCTTGATGGGCACTCTGTTTGAGCGCACTACTACAAACCCTGTAACTTCACCTTTACCAGTTCCTGAATTAGTACTTGTTTCAGCGCTTAACGTCGGTGATCTTAAAGTTAATGGTGAAACAGTTGTCGGAACTGCTTGTATGCAGTCTCTTGAATTGACCATTAACAACAATATGGAAGCAATCCGTTGTATTGGCTCTAAAAAGCTCACTGCAACGACTTATCTCGAGAAGATTGTTGATATCACCGTCAACACTCAATACATGTTCTCGGCTCAATCGGCAGCATATATCGACTTCATTAAAACCCGTGACACCATGCCGCTAGAATTCTCTATTGAAGATGATGCAGGTAATGGTTATGCATTCCAGTTCCCACAATTAGAAGTGGCTGAAGCTAATCACCCTGATGGCGGTGGAGAAGACACCATCACAGTCGACATCAACTACAACCATATTCGCGTATCGCCAGTTATTACTCGTGTGATTGCGCCAGTTACACCTTAATAAGGGGAATTAAAAGTGGCTTTTGATATTATTGAAAAGAACAAAGATATTACTTACCCATTTGAATGGGTAGACTTCCCAACTGGTGGAAAATTTAAAATTAATGGAATTATGCAGCCAGAGTTTCAGCGGGCACTTGAGATTTTTAATCTAGAAACCGCAGAAGAAAAGGCTGACATTAACCTTATTACAAATGAGCGTATTGAAAAGCGTAACGACAAGTTCGCGTATGCAGTCGGTGTGTTCCTTGTGAATGATTGGAAGGGCATTGAATTAACAGATGGGTCGGCACTTGAATACAACCGTACCAATGTTGAAACTATCTTCTGTAAATCTGCACAAAAGAATCAGTTAATTGATTTTGTGATTAAAGAAGCTACCCGCATTCAAACAGAATCCCTTAAGGAGCTTCAGGACATCGTGGGAAAGTCACAAACCTCTACACCTATGCGAACAAGTACGCGAGGCTCACGGACCACGAAAAAAAGCAAAGAGAAGCCCTCGGTGTAAAGCTTCCTGATGCGCCTGACTATTCTTATGTAGCTAATGCAATTCTGTCCGCATACAACACCATTGCACGATCTAGACGCTATGAACAAGGTGTTCCTCTGGCGCTAGATATTTCTGCAATTAATGCTTATGTTGAGCAATATGATTTACCAGTTGAGCGATACATCTTTAACGACTGTATCTTCACACTCGACGATATGTTCTTGGATGAGGCGCATAAAAAGGCGACGCAACGAGCGACGAAGACTTAAATGCTGACGTGCGATACTTAACTGTGAACAAGCGACGTGATATAGCGCGATTGATGTTACATAATACTGCTATTCCATTGACAACGACGATAAGATTCGATATTGACACTTCTGTCATTAGTACGTACTATTCGTTTAAACGAAACGTTTACTATTGCGACGCGGTGACTGACTGCGACGCATATTTTATATAGACGTACATAGGTTAAATCAAGCGTAAGCTTTGAGAGGAGACGCCATGAAAACTACAAAATTAAACTATCGCTTAGCAGATGGTTATGGCATCAGCTAGTTTACAAAAGAATACAAATAAAGCATCCTATTGAGGGTGCTTTATTTTTTTGAGCGATTAATGAATATCGATAATATTTTACTACTAAGAACAATTTTACTTTTTTTGCCTTACGCCATAGTTTTGTGGTTTTTTTATTGGAAGGTGCGAGATAATTTTTTCCTAAAACCTCGAACCTATATTCAATTGAATATCATGATGATTTGCTTGATTGTATGCTTTGTAGAAACTGTCTATTGGCATATATCTTGGAACAAATTTAGTTTTTTGAATTTTGAAATTACCAATACGGCTGGGAAGGCTGATTCCCTAATTGTACTTCTGGGCATATTGGCGGCTGTCTTGGGATGGCTATTTACTAGCCGAGGTCAGGATTTAACCTCTAAAAGAAGTCATTCTATCCAAACATTAATGGCATCCAGACTTTCTGAGGCTTATGCAAGGCATGCAAACTTTGCTACAGGGGTTTATGTAGACATAAAAGGTAAAAGAGGAGAATCGGCAATTATTTCTATGGCTGAATTTCTGAATCTTTCTCAAGATGAGCGCAATGCAATATTTTATCAATTAAACTACTTTGAGTTTATAGCGGTGGGAATTAGATATGGGGATCTTGAAGAACAATTGATGAAGAATACATTAAAAACAATCGTAACGAATAACTATGAATTTTTCGGTGAGATAATTAAAAGCAAGCAGGAAAAAGCTCCAAATATTTATGAGCACCTTACAGCACTCTATAAGCGTTGGAACTGTAAGTAATATTTGAGGAACCGCTAGAGATAGCGGTTTTTTATTGCGCCTTTATTAACCAGTTGCTAAATTACCCTCAAATATGAGGGTGTTTTTATGCTTAAGGACTATCTTGGGCCTGCCGCTGAACATAAGCACAAAGCAGAACAAGCCATTAAAGAAAAGAGATTTGATGATGCTTGGCGTCATCTTAATGAGCAAAAAATAAATTATTTTCAGCACGCAAAACAATGTAATTTTACTGAAAAGCAAACTTTGGGGCTTGATGCAGTTGTGCACATCACAATGGGCAATTTACTGAGAAGAGAAGGTAAGCATTTACAAGCTTTGTATCACATTGCTTATGTTTATAAGGTAGGTAAGCTAGAGAACCCCCAAAATGACAGTAACGATGATAGGCTAAGAATCTACTATAAAAGAGCAAAGAAAGATGGTGGATTCGAGAACTTTAAACAAGGGCTTGACCTTTTTCCCAGTTATGATTATCAGTCAGTGCAACATTTCACAAGCAGCCTTTTAAATTCTGGAGACGTAAAACAAGGAGCTATTACTTCTCCTCAAATTGAGGAAAAGCCTATTACAAAAATCCCAGAAATTAATAAGAACGCTATAAATAATAAGTTTTTGGCTGAACGCAAGAAAAAAAAGGAAGAACATATTGGGATTCCTCCTCCATTAAAAAAGCCCGAGAAGAAGCAAGTTATTCAATATGAAAAGACGAATAGCCAAATAAGTGCAACACCTGTTAGCAGTAGTTCAAAAACTGAAGGATGTAGGAGTTCAGTTTCAGGGTTCTTTATTGCAGCGACTTGCGTGGTGATAGGTTTAATTCTGCTTGTTTGGTTGCTTTCATACTAAAATAGTAAACTAGAGAATAAACACGCTACATGTTAAATTTTACTCAAAGATAATGGTTTGGGAATATGAAAAAGATAATTGTATTAGGTTCAGTAGTTTTCTTTAGTGGCTGTGCTACGACTGCAAACTTTTTTGAGTTAACACCTACAGTAACAACCAATCACGGCTATTGGACAGGTGCACATTCGAATGTTTCTGTTGCAACTTTAAAGTTAAATCAAGATGGTTCAGGTGTTATTTGCCAAGATTATCAAGGCGAAGCAAGAGTACAATCAATCAAGAAAGTAGGCAATAAAGTTTATACGCAGGACGGATCTTTCTGGGCCATTAAAAGTGAAACTAATACAAATCTTGAACTAGCATATGGAGTTGGTGGCAGCTACAAACTAATTAAAGATGATCAGAAAACCAATATGTCACCTGCCTGCAAGGCTAAATTAGATTAAAAAGCAGTATTCAATAACCCGACCAAGTGTCGGGTTTTTTATTGCCTAGAATATGGAGAGTGAAATGCCTGAATCTGAAAGCCGCTTGGTTATTGTGGTAGATGCCAAAGATGGCAAAAAAGAAGTCGATGCTTTAGATAAGTCTCTAGGTAATGCTGAGAAACAAGGCGATAAGACTGCAAAATCAATTAAAAATGTAGGTCAAGAGACAGGTAAAACTACTGATTTATTCTCCAAATTTAAGGAACAAATTAATTCATCTCTTGGCAATACACGCCTAGGGTCTGTTATTGGTGATGTCACTGAAAAAGTTGCAGCTTTGCGTGGTGGCGCTTTGATGGCAGGTGCAGCACTTACAGGAATGGCGGTGGGTGGTGCAGCAGTAGCATTTGCTGGACTTTCTGCAATGGCAATTCAAGCCGCTAAAGCGGATGCTGAGATGATTGTTTTAGCAAATAGAGCAAACACTAGCACACAGAACTTTCAAATTCTTTCACATGCTGCTGAACAGCTTGGTATGTCACAAGATGGTCTGGCACAGTCATTAGCTGATGCACAAGAGAAGCTCGGTGAATTCACTGCTAGTGGTGGCGGAGGTGAGGCGGCAGACTTCTTTGACGCATTAAAAAATAACACCAAAATGACTGATGCAGAGATTCAAAAATTTGCGAAGACATTGCAAGGTAAAGATGGTGTTGAAGCTCTTCAGCTAATGAAAGATAAGCTTGATAGTGTTGGAGCATCTGCACAAGAACAGAGATTTGTCTTTGAAAGTCTAGGTAATGATTTAGGTAATTTACTCCCATTGTTCGAAAATGGAGGGGCTTTATTAGATCGTTATGGAGAGGCATTAACAGAAGCGGGGATTATCAAAAGCAAAGAAGCTATTGAACAGTCTAGACTGCTTGCTGCTCAAACTAAGTCAGTTCAAACTCGTTTTGAGGGATTTAAAACCCAATTAGCATCTCAGATGATGCCTGTCTTGAACACACTTTTAAGTAGTTTCTTGCAAGGAGCTGAAGATGGTGGCCAATTTGGTTCTGTAATTCAATCTGTAGGTGTAATTGCTAAGGGTGTAGCAGTAGGGATTATTGGGCTAGCAAGTGCAATTCAGGTTGTTATACGACTCATTCAAGGCTTTGTAGAGCAGGCTAAAAATATTGGTTCGACTGCTGTTAATGTTTGGAATGCTGATGGAGTTGTTGCTAAAGGGCAAGCTCTAGTAAATGGTTTTAAAAATGGTTGGTCTATCGCCAGTGATACTGTAAACGATTCAGTAGCGACCATTAAAGGCTCAATGAAGTCCATGAATGATGTGCTGGATGCATCAGTTCCTAAACTTGATAAGCTTGGTCAGTTGTATTACGACACCAGTGGCGCAATAGACAAAACCAACAAAGGCCTTAAAACAAACGCAAAAGAAGCCAAAGACGCCGAAAATGCTGCAAAGAAAGCTGCTCAAGAGTCGAAAAAGCATGCTCAAGAATTAGAGAAGATCAATGAAGAACGTCTCAAAATTCAGTATGAATATTCTGATAAATCCAAACAAATTGAGATGGATTTACAGAAGGAAATTGAGCGCTTGCAAAAATACGGCATGACTCAATATGTCTCTGTAGCGATTCAGAAAGCGAACGATGCAAAACTCATTAGTGATGCTCAACTTGCTTATGATCTTTATTCCTTCAAGATGAATGAGCAAGAGAAACTTAACGCAAAAACTAAGATTGAAGGGCTCAGAATTCAGAAGAGTCTTGAATATAACGCTGAGGAAAAGAAGTCTCGTTTAAAAGCCTTAAAGGAACAATACGATTATGAAACTAACCTAATCAATCTTGCTGCTGAACAAAGAAAACGTGCTTACGAGCAGACTTATAGTAATTCACTAAGAGATATTCAACAGGCTAGAGCGCTCTTAGCAGCACCCAAAGGTGAACGTGAAGGTTTATCAACGCAGTTCGGGGAAAGTAATGCAATGTCTGATAATGACAATGCATTATTGAATGAACAAGATAACTTAAAAGCAAAACTAGCCAAAGGTGAAATTCTAACTCTTGAATACAACAAGCGTATTGAGGATGCTGTTAGGCTCCATGAGGAGACCAAGCATAAGATACAAGAGGAATATGCACAGAAATATCAAGATTTGCAGAAGGGTCAATATGAATCTCAGTTGCAAATCTGGTCCAGTCTTTTAAATCAAGGACAATCTGTGTGGTCTAATTTAACTCAATCAGTAAAGGATGCAAGTGGAGAACAGTCTAAGAGATACAAAGCTATGTTTGCTATGCAGCAAGCATTTGCCATTGCCTCAACAATTGTTTCTGCTCATTTAGCAGCAGCAGAAACTACAGCAGATATTACACTTCCATTCGTTGGAAAAATACCAGCAGCGTCTGCAATCTTGGGCTTTGGATATGCTCAAGCAGCAATGATCGCAGCACAAACAATCGCTGGCTTCTCTTCAGGCGGCTACACAGGCAACATGGGCCGAGGTGATGTTGCCGGTGTCGTTCATGGTCAGGAATATGTATTAAATGCCGCAGCTACTAAGAGAGTAGGCGTTGATACATTGAATGCCATTAACTCTGGTCAATCCTTTGGTAGTTCTGGTGCAACTGTCCTAGAACCAATCGTGAATGTCTATGTCATGGAAGGTCAAACTGCTGACGTGACTAGAAATGACGATGGTTCTTTAGATGTTCGCATTAGGCAGATTGCTGGCGAAGTTGCGGAGCAGGTTTTCCTACAGGGAATTCAAAACCCTAATAGTAGAATCAGCAAGGCATTCAAGCAAAACTACAATGCAACACCTAGACGGCAATAATTTGTAGCCACTTCGGTGGCTATTAAATTTATTCTTTGATAAATTCTAATCTTCTTAATTAAACTTTATGGAAAAGAAGAATGAGTAGAAATGATACTAATTTATTGATAAAAGCAATTTCTGAAAATGCACATAGAGAAGATGATTATCCAGATTTCTATGTGACAGTCGGGGTTGGTGGCAGCGTAATTACTGGTACTGCAATCAGTGAAGAAGAATTTTTCGAACTCGAAGAAAATTCACTTTGGAAGGAATTCTTTTATTCCCATATCAAAGAGCCAAGAGAAGAGATAATTAAAAAGTTAGATGATGGTGAGGAAATTAAATTTCCAGACTCACTTAAAGAACATTTTTTGTATCTTAAAGATGCAAAATATATTCAAAACTCAAAATTGTTCCCAGCTGCGGGCAGACCATTAAGTATTCAGATCCGTGTTTCTGATATTTCAACTTTAAGCCTTGTTGAATTTTGTCAGGGCAAGCCTGCTGATGAGCAAAACACTTAATTAGAAGCACTACGTATAAGAGAAAACTGTAAACGGAATGTAAGTAAAACCGTTAGAAGTATCACGTATAAGAGAGAACAAACGAAGAGCTGCCTAAGGGCGGCTTTTTCTATTTCTGAATGCGGAAAAACCGCAGGATGAACTAAAAATTTGGAGGATTTAGAATCCTAAATAAGCAAAAACCCCGATGTTGACGCATCGGGGTTTTTTTACAACTTAACCAGAGCAAGATTATGGAGATATACAATCTATATGAATAATCATACATCAAAATCACAGTTAAAGGTAGATGGTAAAATGAGTGAATCAGGTGCCGATCGTGTCGGATTATTACAAGGTGTAGCTTATATAATTATTGCTCTTTCTGTTCTGATTACAGCAGTTGGAGGTGTACTTTGGCTCTTAAAATAATCTCTAAACTTAAATTTTAAAACCGACCCAATATGAGGTCGGTTTTTTTATGAGGCAATTATGAACACATTAAAATATTGCTCAACACAAGAAGGCTATTCTGTCGCATTCCAAAGTGGGGTAGTTTCTCAGGAGTTAGACGGTGGAGCACCACGTAATAGAAGGCTGAGTAAAAATAGTTTTCACACTGTTAGTGTTCAATGGAAGGTACTTGAAGCTGGATTTCAATATCTTGATGCGTTCTATAACGTTTGGTCTGAGACTCCTGGTCAAAGATTTAATGCTTCACTTCGGGTAAACGGACCTGAGTTTAAGCCATACGAATGCTTATTTGTTCCAGATAGCTTCCAACTAACGAGCATACAAGGCCCAGTTTACACTGTGACAGCTCAATTACGAGTTAAGCCTATTGTAGATTCGGAGCTAAACAAGATTATTGTTGAAACTGGTAATGATGGGCAAGACTTAGCATCGTTATTCAACCCACTCGAAAAACTGGTAAACGACGATCTGCCAAGAGCCATGGAGGGTATTTAGATGCCTGACTATACATCCTTCTTTCTAAACTCAAGCAGTGGTGTGGTGCCGTTGGAATGTGTTGAGATTTCTCATCCAGACTTTACTGAGCCTTTCAGATTCGTAAAAAACGATACTAAAGGTGTTGTAGTAAAGCATGAGGTGGCAGGGCCAGATGTTACTTATGAATATCAACCTATGTCGATTCAACGTTCTACTGTCACGAACGATCTTGATCAGAAGCTAAACCTAACAATTGCAGATGTGGACGATGAGCTAATTAAATCAGTTGTATCTGCTCGTTTGGGCACCAACTGGAAAGTTAGACCATCCGTTAAATGGCGGTTATACCGAGATGATGATCTAACAGCCCCAATGGTTTCTTTGCAGACATTAGAGGTTGCTACTCTATCTAAAGATGGCTCTGGCAACTGCACATTTGATGCACAAGCACCTGAGCTTAATAGCGTAAAGACTGGTGAGATTTACTCTCTTGAGCGATTCCCACTGTTGCGGGGCATGATATGAATCTTGACCATCTCCATAATCGAGTCTGGACGAAAGACTACACCTGCAATGAGTTCCTATGTGAAGCATGGAAGGATGTGACAGGGCGAGATCTAAAAAAACGTCTTGAACGATTTTTAAATGGGAAGGGTAGTTTTAAGAAGCTTAAGGAACCCGCTTCCCCCTGTATTGTCTTTTTTACGAATGGCAAAAGAAGCTCGACACATGTCGGGCTTTTTTATGGCGACAAGGTTTTGCACTTAACTGGTCGTGGTGTGCAGTACGTGCCACTTGAAATTATTTCCATGAACTTTCGGGAAACGAGGTTTTATAAATGAGTTTGAAAAAAGTCATCATCGTTCCTGATGTTTATGACCGATCTACATGGTCAGAAGCTGATGTGGAGGATGTTCTAGCCTATATCTACCAACAGTTTGATGTGTGGCCTGAGAATGCGAAAATCTATCATGATCAAATCGCAGAAAGTTGTGATGTCACTCCTAATCACCCAAAAAGAATTAATGCACAGATTGAGCATATACAGACCTTGGAAGGCACTTTCTATGTGGTGATTGAGCCAGCCATTGAGCCATTTACTATATTTATGATCATAACGGCAATTCTTGCGACATATAGTCTCTACACTGTGTTGACTATGCCAAAACCGCAAGCACCAGTTGCAGGTTCTTCAAATAATGAACTAGCACAACGCTCTAACCAAGCTCGCTTAAATGCCCGTATTCCTGATATCTTCGGTCGAGTTCGTTCTTATCCGGATTTAATTGCTCAGCCATATACTTATTTTGATGATGCAACAGGAAAGGAAATTGAATACTGCTTGATGGTGATTGGTCGAGGTTACTATCAAATTAAAGATTGTCGAGATGGCACAACTGAAGTTTCAGGAATTGATGGGGTCAGCGTCTCAATTTATGATCCAGGTGTATCCATTGTGAATGGAATTCCAACATATCAAGTTGGAGAGGCTTTCACCGAGCCACCATTATCTGTAATCAAATCAAGCGCAATCAATGGCCAAACTCTGCAATACCCAAATGATCAAAAAATTGAGTCAAGCCTGATTTACTTTCAATACCCAAATCTAATTAAGACATCTGGCTCAACAATTGATTTCACTACATTGTTTACTGCTAACGATATTGTTGCCATTTATAATGCTAGATATGGTGTGCTTGATGTGATGCTATCAGGCGAAATCATGGTGACAAGTTCGGGTTCAGTCATCATTGAATCTACAACCAATATTGCCAATGAGAACACATTCAAAGGTTTGTTACTAACAGGGGCGCTTGTTGATATCTCTACAACATCGGGTGATCCGCCAGAAACAACTGTGACCAAGCGAGACTTGTCTGGTCAGTATGTCATTTCAGGCATTACTAAAACTGCCATTTCAGGTGGTTTTCATTATGAGATTGTTTTGTCAAACCCAAACACAGTGAACTCAAATTGGCAGTATGTGAATGATGACTATACGCTTACATCTGGAGCACTTTTAAATAAAAACACTCAAGGTATTAATCTTGATGGTTCTTATACGATTGCGACAATTACAGCAGATACGATCACGCTTGCACCACCATCATCTGTAAATAATGAATGGGACAAGCTATCAACGCTGCCAAACCAAAACACCACTGGCCAAGACGTTTTAGTGCGTTTAGATGGTTCAACTGACAAGTGGGTGGGGTGGTTTAATATTGCCAAAAATGATGCCACTGGCCTGTTTTACAATCTTGTGTATCCGCAAGGTTTGTATTGGCAGTCACGTTCTGGTCGGCAAGATGCTCACCCAAGCCGCATCAAAATTGAATATCAGCAGATCGACAATAATAACGTACCGTTCGGAGCGATTTATTCAAATGAGTTCTATATTTTTGATAGGAAGCTCACGCAGTTTGGTAAGTCGGTCACCGTTGATTTTCCGTTTACTGGCTCATTCCGATTCCGTGTTGCACGTTTGACAAATGATGATTCAAATGCACGTGCAGATGTCAAAATTAAAGATGTGTTTGGGTTTTCTATCTCGGATAAAGACATTTACAACAATGTGACTGTATTGCGTTCACGTACAGTGGCCACAGATGGTGCGCTAAGCATCAAAGAACGTAAGCTGAACTGTTTAGTGAATCGCAAACTACCACTTGATGGTACAGGGCCTTTGCAGGTCACACGTTCGGCAGGGCAAGCGCTTATAAATCTGGCTTTAGATGAGCACATTGGTCGTCGAACAAGTGAAGAAGTAGACATTGCACAAATCAATGCAGAGATTGCTAAAGTTAATGCTTATTTCGGTTCAGACCTCATGTCTGAGTTCAATTACACCATTGATGATGACAATCTTAGCTTTGAAGAAATCGCGGGAATGGTCGCTAGTTCTGCTTTCTGTGAGCCGTATCGGTTCGGAAGTCTAACCCGTCTCAAGTTTGAGCAGCCACAAGAAAATGCTGTCTTACTTTTCAACCATCGAAATAAAGTGCCTTTAACTGAAAAGCGCTCTTATACATTCGGTGTGCAGAAAGACTATGACGGGGTAGAGCTTGAATATACTTCTGATGTGGATGATGCACGTGTGAAGTACATCATTCCTGAAGACATCACGCCTAAGAATCCTTTGAAGATCACAACAACAGGCATTCGCAATGAAGCTCAAGCGAAAGTAAGAGCTTGGCGTGAATGGAATAAGCTCCGATACAAATACATGTCCTGTGAAGTGGAAGTTCTTGATGAGTCTGAACTTCTTATTCGTAATGACCGTATTTTGGTTGCCGACAACACTTTGGTTGAGACCCAAGACGGTGAAGTTGAAGCGGTAGACGGATTGATTATCCAGACATCGCAGCCATGCACATTTGATGTAGGTAGTGATTACATTATTCACTTACAAATATCGAATGCCACTGTAGATGTGGTGCCATGTACGGCAGGTGTTGATAAGTATCATGTAGTTCTTAGCCGCCCACCAGTTCAGCCATTAGTAGTAGCTGACGATCGATACGTTAAAACACTCTACACTTTGGTTCGTGCTGATCAAACAGAAGCGCAGGCATTCATGCTTGAAGAACTTACCCCTCAAACTCAAATGACTAACACGCTGAAAGCATCAAATTACGATGCACGATTCTATGAGCGTGACCATGACTTTATTTAATTAACAGAAATCCAAGCCCCTTTATCGGGGCTTTTTTATGCTTGGAGAAAAGGCAATGGCTGATGAGATCGTTACTAGACAGCAGCTTGTGGATGCGGGTTTAGACGCTGAGAGTTTGCAAAAATTTATTAGTGGCACTGAATTTGAAGACGTATTAACGCGGCTTGGCATGCAGTATCCAACACTTGCAAAAGCTGTTCTACTTATTCATCAATTAGGTGAAAGTAAGATAGATGATGTATTAAACGATCTAAAAATTAGGTACCTTGCACTATCTGTCCGTGGAAATTGGACAGCTAACACAGCTTATGAAATCAAAGACTTAGTCTTTGTAAATAATATTACTTATATTTGTCTTATTGATCACACATCAAGTTCAAATTTCCAAAATGATGTAAATGCAGGAAAGTGGATTGTTTATCAAGGTGTAACACAAGTCGACTTACAATCGTATGTTGCAATGAATAAGACGTATGCACCAGTTCTGGGTTCGCCAGTAAAATTTAAACTTAATCCGCTGATGGCCAGTTTTATGTATGGTTTAAATGACCCAAGGCCTTTAGATGATTTGGAACGAGATTTTTTCCGTGGAATTTCAAATAAAGATGCTTGGGCACCCGAAAACATTGGAATTGGAGCTAGCTCTAGAGGTCGTAATGGTTGTGCAAAAGCATATCTTTCATCTACAGATGGTCATGACTGCATTACATATGGCGTTGCGTCTAGAGCATTTGGTGCAGCTTGTTGTACAGGTAACCCAGATGAACCTGATGATGGTACAAAATGGGGGTATGCCGCTGAGGCTGGAGGACGAAATTGTTTAGCAATGGGGAGATATTCAAAAGCTTTTGGTGAGTGGTGTGATGCACTTGCTCGTTATTGTGTGGCAATGGGTTATAAGGCAATTGCAGGTCCTTCGAATCCTGAAGATCCTAATTATGATGATTATGGTCAAGATGGAATAGAAGGTGCAGCGGCACATGCTCATGGTTATGAAGTAAAAGCTCATGGTAACTTTGCATTAGCTCTAGGGGCATTTGTAGAAGCATTTAATGGTGCAATGGTTTTAGGAAGAGGGTTATTTACCGAGCAAGGCATTAAGCCGCTTAAAGTCAGCAAACGCGGTATTGGTATTGGTTATAATGTTGATAAACCTACAATATTCTGTAAAGAAGGTGATGGAATTTCTGGAAATGGCGCATGGATAGGTTTCAATACCGAGCTGCCAATGTCCCGATATGATTACAGATACGGCGAGTCAGACACGATAACTCACGTGATTGAATCTATATCTGGTAACGGGCTTCTAGCAAATGAAGTCAAAGGGTTGATGGGTGATGGTACATATAAGAGTCTACATAATGTAATTGTAACCCATCCTAATGCTGGACAAGCATATGGTCAGGTTCAATATAGACTCAATGGTGTTGAATACTTAACAGTTGATCAAACACGAAAAGCTAGCTTTACAAATGGAGTTGAAACTGGTGGAGCAGGACTATTTGTTGCTGGAAAACGTGTCGTTGGGGGGCAATTACCTGCTATTGCAAAACTACCAAATGATGCCTCACTTGCTGATGTTATTACTAAGATGAATGAGATTATTGATGGTGTGACAAATCACGGACTTTTTGCACCGTCTACTTGATAGTATTTTTAATCACGTATTTTGATACTTATCACACAACAAACCACCGCAAGCCCTAGCTTTAAATAAGTTAGGGCTTTTTTATTGCCGGAATTAGGGGGAAGGCATGACTGAAAATGAATCATACGGGTTGAGATTTGAAAAGAAAATCGACTCCATTCAGAGTGATATTCGCATGTTGTCAGATCATGTTACTCGACTGACTTTTATTAATGAAGCACACAAAGAGACTAGCGAACAGAACAAAAAGGATATCGATACATTAGATATCAAAGTCGCTAATTTAGAAAACCGCACAGCAGCGCAAGATGGCGGTCTTTCTGTATTGCGTGTATTGCTGGGAATATTTGCAGGCATCGTATTTTCATTGTGTGCGTGGGTTGGATCTTCAATTATTCAATTAAGCCAAGACCAGTCTTTAATTAAAGAGAAAGTATCACGGTTGGAGGAAGCAAAAAGATGAACAGTGAAAATACTCGCGCATATCTAGCTTTTGCATTAGTGGGACTGATGTTTGTTTTAGTGATTGCTTTATTTTTTGTGGATATGCCGCGAGAAAACAGCAATCTGATCAATACGGCATTGGGTTTTATTGCTGGGGCTATGACAACAGCATGTGGGTTTTATTTTGGTAGCTCTGAGTTAGAGAAAAAGAAAGGCGAATCCAATGACAACTAAACCATTCTTCGACGCTGCCCGAGTGATCGCAGGCGGCAAGCTTACACAGGCACAAGTAGACGATTTAAATAAAGTAGTCGATAAACTTGCACCAGGTGGAAAAACTACAAGTGATGTTGGCGTTGACCTAATTTCTAGTTTTGAAGGCACACGATTCACAGCCTATGACGATGGTGTGGGCATCTGGACCATTGGTACTGGCACAACAGTTTATCCTAATGGCGTGAAGGTAAAAAAAGGGGATACTTGTACACCTGAGCAAGCTAAAGCCTACTTTAAACACGACTTAGCCAAATTTGAAAAGACTGTAAATGAATCGGTCACTGTGCCTTTAACTCAAAATCAATTTGATGCTTTGGTATCGCTGACTTACAACATTGGTTCAGGGGCATTTAATAATTCAACCTTATTAAAAAAACTGAATAAAGGTGACTATCAAGGCGCTGCTGATCAATTCCTTGTATGGAATAAAGCAGGCGGCAAAGTTATGAAAGGTCTAGTTCGTCGCCGAGAAGCAGAGCGAGCACTCTTTTTAAAGAAGTAACTTATATGTGCAAGCGTACCAAAGTTGCATCGATCATCACATTGCTGTGCTTAATCTTCTCAGGTTGCACAGCTCACACAATTAATAGTAATGTGAATGTCTCGATTTGTGTAAGGGCTTTGTGATGTCGCAAGTCATGATCATGGTTTCGGAAGCGGGCAGAATGGAGAATACTTGCAATCTACCCGCTGATTTAGATAAGAACGGGAATGTTCTTAAAATCTATGACTACTCATTAAAAGAGTTGCCAATTAATTTGGATGGAACTGTCACTTACAATGGCAAAAGATGGACCTTTGATAAGAAGCAAAATTACCTCTAAACCTGTGGATAAATAGCGCATTACGCCAAATATACGCCAAAATATATATAAGTTATTGATTCTATAAAATAGATTGGTGCGCTCGGCGGG